ACCGGGTGACTTCGTCACCCGCGTAGCGTGCTTGAGTAGGAGACCGCTATATGCGTATCTTACCACTCAAACAACCACGCTTTTCCTCCCTAGGGACCACGCTAGTGCCGCGCAATTCTTTATTGTGCTGTACTATCCATCCAGCAGTTAAGGAATTTCTATGCCCAATACGAAGACTCGGACTTGGTTCGATTGCCCTGTTTCAGGGATGAACCGGTCCTCAATCTTCGCATCCTTCGCTCCCTATTCAAGTCAAGGTCCACAATCAGTGGAATCTCGACAGAGCAATAATCATGCTCGTCTAGCGGGCGGAAGATGGAGTGGCGGGGGTGCGTTCTTCTTATCGCGTGACGTTACAACGTTTACGCGTAAGAATCAGCACTTCGTGAGGTTTTCAGGCGGTGGGCAAGTCTTAACAGACGGCACCCATCGTATTGAAGGCCCCACGATCAGTATTCCAAGTTTGGAACCACTGACCCACCCCAGTGATGCTCAACTGATGGCAGATGGAACATCTGCCATCGCAAAGATTGAGCCACTGAATCCTTCATTTGACCTCTCCGTTTTTGTCGGAGAAATGATGAGGGAGGGCATTCCAAGCATCCCTGGCTCTACGATGATGGAGCAGACCAAGCGTGCGAAAGCAGCCGGGTCTGAATACCTAAACGTAGAGTTTGGGTGGCTACCTCTCGTCCGCGGTGTTCGCGACTTTGCGAAAACCGTGGAGAATGCTGACAAAATCATACGTCAGCATCAGGAGAATGCTAATCGCGTTCTCCAAAGGAGGTATAACTGGCCACAGCTGTCTGATTCGAGGGCGGACGCTTGTTCGCATTCGATGACTCCAGCTGTGAGTTTCTTCACGGATGGCGGTCGCTTCCAATCTGTTCTTCAGAACAAATGGCTCGAAGCAGAATTTATCTTCTACTTGCCAATTGGAGGCTCCATGAACGACAAAATTCGTCGGTATGGGAGCTATGCCAGGAAACTTCTTGGCATTGACTTATCGCCTGAGGTTCTTTGGAACCTCGCTCCGTGGAGCTGGGCCGCTGATTGGTTCGGAAATATGGGAGATGTGTTACATAATCTCTCTGCTTTCCACCAAGACGGCATGGTGATGCGTCACGCATACATTATGTGTCATACGCGTAAGGATACGGTCGATAGTGGACGTTATCAAAACGGTCCGCTTCACGTCCGTACTCGCAGGCAGGAGACGAAAACTCGTCTTCCTGCTACACCATATGGATTTGGCGTGTCCTATGAAGGGCTTTCCCTTCGGCAGACCGCCGTCGTCGCAGCTCTCGGTTTGTCACGATGGTGACGCTGAGAGCTGCAAGACACCTTCTCTGCTGGGCCATATTTGGCTACGTAGTGACGGTGTGTTGGCTGGCAGCAATTAAACAGGCTGACAGTTGCACGACCATGACTCCCATATCTTGGGAGCCCCTCAACAAAGGAGATGCTTGTGTTTTCAGATCCGATTTCGATCACTGTCAATGCGGCTGCGCAATCGCTCAACCGCACTTCCATGGGCCAGAATTCTGGCGCATTCAGGAAGGACGACGGATCCCACACGCTGAACATTGCCCATACTCTGGGCAAGTTCAACCAGCGGGTAATCCGCTTTGATCGTACTCAGCTTGTGACTGACCCGTTTACAACGGGTGAGCAGCTTACCGCGTCAGACTCTGTCTGGCTCGTTTCGCGTACTCCTCAGTCTTTGCTGACAATCACCCAGCAGAAGCACCTGATTGATGGGTTTCTTACCTATCTCCAGGCTTCTACCGGTGCCGCAATCACTAAGCTCTTGAACGGCGAAAGCTGATCATGGGCTTTGCGGAAAAGGGGACGTTCCCCTAGGATCTGAGGACATCAGCTAAGGTTTCACTGTACCCAATGATTGGGGTGGTGAGGTCATGGGAAGACCCATGATTAGTCTGATGTCTCTTTGGAGAGAACTCGCGCAAGAATGTGCGAGTTGGTGCGGCACTAGCACTGACCTCGACCTCAAAAAGGTCGAGGCTCGTGTCGAGGCGGAGGGTGATGAGTTTTTCTCAATCACCTTACCCAAGTTTTGTAGGGACTTTGAGAGGTCCCTCGAGCTTGGCTCCGTTGCTCCCGGCCTCTTTCTTGATTTCAAGAAGAGAGGCGGTCTCCCCTTATTTCTAAGGGGTTTCCTGGAGCAAATCTTCGACACCTATGGGGTGCTGCTTGACGAACCAAGCATTGAATGCATCTCTGCCGTTCGCGAGTTAACACTCGTATTCGGCAAGATCGCCAGGCCCTGCAAACCAAACAGGGTGAGGCGCGCGATGCAACAGTTCGTCGAGATTGAAGCAGAACTGAAAGCGTTTGACACCAATAGCCTCGAGGAATTCCTTCCCCGATTCCGAAAGGCGTCGACGCTGCTATGGGCTGACGTGTTTAGTCATGTGGAGAATTCTCTACTTGAGACACACAGCCTAACTGATACCTGGGTTGAAGCCCAGGGAACCAGTGGACGAGATGTGGACCCTATGGATGTAATCCTAGGACTTCCACATGTCGGCAGTCTCGTAACCGAGACGTTGCGCAAGGAGAAAGGCCGCTTGTTCGTCGAACGCAAGTTCGTCGACTCCCGGCAATCCCTCCTTCTCGTCCCCCGCCATGGTCCCGGCGCCACAGCTGACCGCCTCCGCGGAAACGCGAAGTATACGATCAGTCAGTGGCCGCTGAGACTTGAGAGCGTGTTTCCATACGGAGATTACGCCCTCCCTAGTTGGAGATTTTACGACCAACTGGACCATGTTCAGTTTCTGGAGCCTGAGACGGAGATCCCTGTGAAGGTGATCGACGTCCCTAAAACGCCCAAGACTCCAAGAATCATCGCCATTGAGCCCACTGCTATGCAGTATGCTCAACAAGCCTTCTT